CTTTATCCTCGTCGCGAAGACGACGCGTCTCTTGAACAAGAACCTTTGCGCTGTAATAACCAAACTTATTAAAGTTTGGCATTACCTCAGCAAGGCTCCCGAACAAGGCGCCATCTCCGTATCCGTCAGGAATAGTCGGCTTGCGCCAGTGCTCGTCCAAGTGTGAAACCACATAAGGATAGAGCTCGCCATAACGCGGGTCATCAAGGCCAAGGCCTCTCCGAGTCCAACGTCTTAGGCGATTCGCTAAGCCGATTATTTCTAGTGAGCCCTTCACAGGGCCACGGATAAAGAATGGTGATACATCTATGCCGTTGTAGTAATGCTTACCACAACTTTCGCGGAACGGGCCAACGTAGAAAGATTTCTGCGTGTTGACCTGGAAACCGCAAGTCTGTAGCGCCGTTATTACGGCGCTAACAGACTGTGTACTGCAGACGATATCGTCGCCGTACACAGAACATAGATTTGCATCTTCACCGCGTGACTCAGCGACAACGTCCTCACATGCTTGCGTGATTGCCCAAAATAGTGCAGTCTCAAGCTCGAAAGTGAATCCGTTGCCCATGGAGCTTACCTTATTGTAGTGAATTACTTCGCCACTAGGTAAGATCCCTGAGTCGGAACGAGTCATAAGTAACAACTCGAACCATGCGGGTGGTAGAAGCAAGCGACAAATAGCAATAGAAATACTATCTGAGGCGGAGGCAAGGTCAATGGTGGCGAGTTCGCCATACAGTGATCCAAGCCTTGCAAGGATTTGGTTGACAGTTTGATCGGTTAGATCAATACCAACCCGACGTAGACAACGCTTAATTTTCTGTCCGATACCTTTTTGAACATACATGTTCATAGTCGGTTCGCAGGCAATCACGCGGTCGATGTCGAAATCCTTTGCAACAGTGGTTAATCTATTACCTTCCACAAGTATGAATGAGTTAACATTCTCGAACCATAGAGGAGCTTTTTTAATAAAAGCCCATGCTAGTTCACTACATGCAGGGGTAACTTCAGGGTTCTCATTAGAGAACTTAAAGACTGCCTGTCCTTCTCTACGTGCCTTTAACATCGTGGCACCATGAGAGAACGAAGCTAGTGTTGCAATTTCATCAAGATCGACGGGACCTAATAAACGTTCTATTTTTCGCGCCGCACGCCAGAGAATCTGGTGTACGACGGGCTCGTTAAGAGCCAAGTTCGTCCATGTTAGTTTACCGT